TCCTTATCAGTCCACTCCCTTATGATTGGTGTGGTGGGATCAGTTATTCTGTAACCAGTTGCTTTTCTTAATAAGCATATGTGGTTAGGCACCATCTTGGGAGCACAGGTGAGATGGAATTTCTTCATTTGTCTTGGCACATCAGTGAAAGATTTAGGAGAAGTCCAAGGGTCAATGTAGACTCGTCCCAGAAAAGGTACTGGGTGTCCTGCTTCTATTCTTTCTGATTTTGATAATACGCCTATTTTAGCAAATGTATTATTTAATAATTTTTGATCTAAATCAAAAGTTACTCCATCATCTCCTCCGTATACTCCTAAACTATGCCAAGCTTGTTCTTTAGAATAACCATTTGTTCGAAAACACAAATAAACAGTGTACACTGCTTTTAATGTGTTTGACCAACTAGTGCATCCTGAACCTGATAAAGTTCCATATTCAGCCATATAGTCTAATCCAAAATTTGTATAGCCTTTTATTGTTCTTTCAGTCATAAATAACCCAAGAGCTTCAGATAAATAATTAGGGTGTACACATCTATTGATGGCTGCAATGACTAAATCACTCCATAATTTTGATCCGGTACCATCCATTCTAGATATATCAGATGGTACTGCGAACATAGAATTACGCGCTTTTCCATATATGATATTGGAAAATTCTTTTGGATGTTTGCCAAACGCGTACCAACTATGCTTCTTTAATTCTTGAGCTATTGCTATACTAAACTGACCCATCCTGAAATTGTGGTTTATAGGTAATGTACTAATATTACGAGGGTCAGTTATTTTCGGATAAGGTTCTCGCTTCTGAAATGAACTAACTTTGGTACCGACAGTATAGAACATATAATTTCTAAATTTGTTAATTAAACTGCGTTGATTTGGTCGGTCCATTTGAGTCCATTGAGAATCAAAGTCTCCAGGTATTACGCTTCCTGCATTAGGGAAGGTGAGCTCCAAAAACTCTTTTACCACTGTATAGTAAAATCCTGGGTATGTTAAAACTTGATTCTTCACATCTAAAATTCTACCTTTTATACAAGCATAATCGTTATTTAAACTTTTAGCTGGTGAAAACCCTTCGTCTAGAATTGGAGGGCATATACGCCTCATAGTTGGTTTTCCGTCTTCATAAACTAAGGGAACTAAGGTTTGGTAATTATCTTCAAACCCAGTTGTTGAGATAGAATTTGATAAGAGTCCATTACATTTAATGTAGTCAAATACTAGAGCAGCATGATCCAACGGTAAATCAGCACTTTGAGATCTAAAAATTCTTTCAACGTCAGATAATTGTGGTTGAGAAGAATATTTAGTTCTAACTAAAATGTTATTCAATTGGGCATCAGTTAACGTGACAGAATAAAAACAATTTTGTTTACTTATATTATGAACTATCACGCCATCAGGACGTATGACTTTCTGATGGTTAAAACCAACTGGATCAGACACTGATTTACGCTTGAAACCAATATCTTTAAACCATAACCAGGCTAAAGGACCATAAACAGTTCTTCTATAATTTATAAAAACTAAAATTCTTAAGTTGTCTAATCTTTTAATTTCTAAATTATATAAATTACCTCCATACCAAGTAGGTTGGAAGATATGATCTCCTGTATAGTCCCATAGTCTATGTTTGTAAATTATGCCGCCATTGATATACATATGAAATTCGTTTTCCACGAATGTGTAACTGCAGCTATCATTGCTGCCTCCCAACTCTAAGGGATCGATAGTGTATAACAAACTATCGAACTTACCTAAAAACTTATCCATCTCCATGTAATAATCTACGTCGATCAAGACACGCGTCATGTTATTATCACATTTAGTAACTTTACTTTGATAGGCTAAATCTTTACTAAAATAATAGTAATGATCTCCATAATTGTTACTCTTACTTTCATTGGCAGACATGCTAACATAATAATTTTCTTTACCAGATAATACTGAATATAGTTTAAACATGCCCCGAATAATTGTTTTGTTGGATAAAAGTTTGGAGCTAGTTGGGTT